AAGATGAAGGTTATATTACAACAATTGACCTTGTTGGAATTGGGAAAACTGCACAGGCAACTGTTGGAGTATCAAGTGGTCGTGTTGTTAATATATTCTTAAATAATGATGGTTATGGATTTACTTCAGCACCAACAATTGCTTTCTCAGATGCACCACTTGGTGGACATAATGCATCTGCAGTTGCCATTACAACTCAGAGATCTAATGTCACTTCAATCTTAAGACTTGAAATGACAAATGCTGGTGCTGGATATACAGTGGCACCAATCATTACAATTGCTGGTGGTGGGGGTTCTGGTGCTGCTGCAACATGCTCCATCTCTACCACCTTTGGTGTTCAGCAAGTTGTTGTTGGTGTTGCCGGAACTGGATACTCATTTACTCCAAATGTTAGTGTTGCTACTCCTCCATCAGGAATCAACACTGCCGTTCTTAATCCAATATTCACATCTTCTGCTAGTGCTGGTGCCGGAATTAATACAGTAAGAATTCTAAACTCTGGTATTGGATATACATCCGGTCCAATAAGTCTTGAGTTCTCTGGACCTACTTCTGGTATTGGAACTTTCTACTATAACGAAACGATCACGGGTCAAAGTTCTGGAGTCACTGCTATTGTCAAAGACTTTGATTCTGGTGTTCAAGTTTCTACTGCAGGAACTATAACAGTTATTGGAGAAACCAAACTGAGAGTATCACTTAATACGGGCGAGTTCTTTGAAGGTGAAACTATTGTTGGATCTATATCAACTGCTACATATACTATAAAGACTCACGATCTTGATAGTCATGATCAACCCTCTGATTCCAATGAAGAAATTGAATTGGAAGCAGATTCATTATTAGATTTTAGTGAAAGTAATCCCTTCGGAGAATATTAATGTTAGGAACTTATTACTACCATGAAATAATACGAAAGACAATTATTTCTTTCGGAACTTTGTTTAATAACATTAATATCAAGCACAAAAAATCGGATGGAACGATTCTTGATGATATTAAGGTTGGTTTGGCATATGGACCACAGCAAAAGTATTTGGCAAAAATTCAAGAACAGGCAGAGTTATCAAAATCAATTGCCATAACTTTGCCAAGAATGTCATTTGAGATGACAAATATTCAGTATGATCCTACAAGAAAATCCGGAATAACACAAACATTCAAGGCATCAGATGGGACAAATTTGAAAAAAGTTTTTATGCCTGTTCCTTATAACATTGGATTTGAGTTAAGTATTTTTAGTAAGTTGAATGATGATGCATTACAAATTATTGAACAGATACTTCCATTTTTTCAACCATCATTTAATTTAACAGTAGATCTAATAAGTTCTATTGGAGAAAAAAGAGACCTACCCATAGTTCTAGAAAATATTTCTTTCCAAGATGATTATGAAGGATCTTTTGAGAGTAGAAGAGCATTAATATACACTTTAAGTTTCACTGCAAAAACTTATTTGTTTGGTCCGGTTGCCGAAAGCACAGAAGGACTTATCAAAAAAGTTATTGTCGATCAACATGCTGGCACAAATACTCAAACTGCAAAACGAGAGGTCAGATATACACTTACTCCAGATCCATCGGATGCAGGACCAAATGATGATTTTGGATTCTCCGAAACTTGGACAGATTATGGCGATTCCAAAGATCTCAGTCCTACAAGACAAATAGATTTGTAATTTGGTATGAAAAATAACTATGATAATTTGGATGAAGCACTTAATGTTGAGAGCAGCATTGTTGAGGTTGATAAAACACCCAAATCTCTTGATGTTGCTCCTCCAAAATCTGCATCAAAACCAGAGGACATTAAAAAGGATTATGATTATACCCGAGCAAATTTATATTCTTTGATTGAAAAAGGTCAGGAAACTTTGAATGGTATAATGGAACTTGCCAGCGAAGGTGGAAGTCCCAGAGCATATGAAGTTGCAGGTCAACTTATTAAATCAGTAGCTGATACGACTGATAAATTAATGGACCTTCAGAAAAAGGTAAAAGAGGTAGATGAAGAATCAGTAAGTAAAACCAGCAGTGTCACAAACAATGCAGTGTTTATTGGTTCTACATCAGACTTATCAAAAATGTTAAAGAAAGGATTTTTAGATAGTAATTCCGAAAAATAGTTTTGTATTTAAATTATGACTGATAGTGTATACTTAGGTAATCCCAACCTAAAAAAAGCAAATACGCCGATTGAATTTAGTGAAGAACAAATCATTGAATTTCTTAAGTGTAAAGAAGATCCCGTATATTTTGCAAATAATTATATAAAAATTATTTCTCTGGATGAAGGATTGACACAGTTCCATCCATATCATTTTCAGAAAAAATTAATTAATAATTTTCATAACAACAGATTTAATATCTGCAAGATGCCACGACAGACTGGTAAATCTACAACTGTTATTTCATATCTTCTTCATTATCTTATTTTCAATGATAGTGTCAATATTGGTATTCTTGCAAACAAAGCAGCAACTGCCAGAGAACTTTTAGCAAGACTTGCAACAGCATATGAGAATCTTCCTAAGTGGATGCAACAGGGTGTATTAGTTTGGAATAAAGGTAATATTGAATTAGAAAACGGAAGTAAAATTTTAGCAGCATCTACATCTGCAAGTGCTGTCCGAGGAATGTCATTTAACATTTTGTTTCTTGACGAATTTGCATTCGTTCCAAATCATGTTGCAGATTCTTTCTTTGCATCTGTTTATCCTACTATTACTTCCGGTAAAAACACCAAGGTAATTATCGTATCCACACCGCATGGTATGAATCACTTCTACCGAATGTGGCACGATGCTGAGAGGGGCAAGAACGAATACATCCCGACTGATGTTCATTGGAGTGAAGTTCCCGGCAGAGACGCTCAGTGGAAGGATACTACGATTGCAAACACATCTGAGCAACAGTTTAAGGTTGAGTTTGAATGCGAATTCCTAGGTTCTGTTAATACATTAATTAATCCATCAAAACTTAGAAACCTTGTATATGAAGATCCGATAAAAAGAAATGCTGGTCTTGATATCTATGAGAATCCAATAAAGGAACATAATTATATAATGACTGTTGATGTTGCAAGAGGACTTGGAAATGATTACTCCGCATTCATAGTCTTTGATACAACAGAATTTCCATATAAAGCTATTGCCAAATACAGAAACAACGAAATAAAACCAATGCTGTTTCCAAACATTATTCTTGATGTTGCTAAAGCATATAATCAAGCATACTTAATGATAGAAGTAAATGACATTGGAGATCAGGTTGCAAGTATTCTTCAATACGATTTAGAATATCAAAATATTTTAATGGCTTCCATGAGAGGAAGAAATGGTCAGATTGTCGGACAGGGATTTTCTGGAAAGAAAACTCAACTCGGTGTAAGAATGACTGCCGCAGTTAAAAAATTAGGATGCTCTAATTTAAAGACACTTTTAGAGGATGATAAGTTACTTACAGTAGATTATGATATTATTTCAGAACTAACTACATTCTCTCAAAAACACAATTCTTTCGAAGCAGAGGAAGGATGTAATGATGACCTTGCAATGTGTCTTGTTATTTTTTCCTGGTTAGTGCAACAAGAATACTTCAAAGAAATGACTGATCAGGATGTAAGAAAAAGATTATATGAAGATCAAAGAGACCAAATAGAACAGGACATGGCTCCATTTGGATTTATATCTGATGGATTTGAGGATAGTGGTAGTTTTGTAGATAATAATGGAGATCGTTGGCATACCGATGAATATGGTGATAGATCATATATGTGGGACTATATGTGATGGACTTTGATGACCAACTAGAACTTGAACATCTTCTTTTTTATGAAAGAAAGTGTAGAGTTTGTGGTCAGAAGAAAGATTTGATGGAAGGTTTTTATTTGATAAGAAAGGGTAGAGGAACTTTGCCATCGGCATATTCTTATGAATGTAAGGAATGTACGAAAAATAGAATATTGAAAAAAAGAAAAGATAAAGGTTTAAAAAGTGTGTGGGAATATCCAGATTGGTAGTGTTCATGCATTGTTTCCCCAATGAAAATACCCGTTTTAATAAATATTTTTAGAATAAACTAGGACTGAGAGAGGAACTTAAGATGCCGCTAAATTTAGCATCTCCCGGTATTGTCGTAAGAGAAGTAGACCTTACTCAAGGAAGAATTGACGCTTCAACTAATAAGACAGGCGGAATGGTTGGTGCTTTTGCACAGGGACCAGTAGAATTGCCAACTCTTGTTGGTAATGAAAATGATTTACTGAATAATTTTGGTCAACCATATGGTTCCGATAAGCAATATGAAACCTGGATGGTTGCATCATCATTCTTGGCATATGGCGGATCATTAAGAGTTGTAAGAGCAGACGACGACGATCTTAAAAATTCCGTAGATAGTAGTAATAGTTCTACAAGCATTAAAATTAAAAATACAGATCATTATGAAGAATTAGGTTATGACGAGAATGTCGTTCCTAATGTAATTGTAACTGGTAAGAACCCTGGTTCTTGGGCAAACGGAATCAGAGTTGGTATTCTTGATTGCAAGGCAGATCAAATTTTAGAACTTGCATCAAGCGGAATCGCAACAGTAGGATTGGGTGTAACTCAAGTCATCAGTAGTGTTCTTCCTGGCGTTGGTGCAGGAACAACTCTTGACGGAGTTCTGAAAGGAATCATCACTGAAGTTGAAGGAGCACAAACATCTATTAAGATTGTCTCCCATGTTTCTGCTGCAGGAACAGAGACTGCTGTTGATTATCAGCAAAATGGAGTTTATAGATTTACTGCAGACTCCAATGTTACAATTATGAATAATAACAACACCGTCGTGGGTGGTTCTGTTGGAACTGGACACACGAGTGTAAATGCAGTGGCAGACTGGTTCGATCAACAAACTCTTGCAACTTCAACAAGTGCCGTTGGTGTTGGAACTAGTGTAGCAAGTATTAAGTGGAATGTTATTGCTGACAGACCAGGAACTTCTGAGTATGCTTTGGCAAGAGGATCAAGATTTGATGAACTTCATGTTGTAGTTTTTGATGGCGACGGAAAAATTACCGGAAATGCCGGAACTGTTCTTGAAAAACATCTAAGTCTTTCCAAAGCAAAGGATGCAGAGTTCTCTGTTGGTTCTCCTTCCTATTGGAGAAAATATTTAAAAACTAACTCAAACTTCATTTTTGGTGGTGGTGCTCCAACTGGACTTACAACTACCGGATTTAGTGCTGACTTTACTGAGCAAGGCGATTTAGGTTGGGATCAAAATGCCAAAGGAATTATATTTGGTGCAACTGGAAAACAAGATCTGACCATGGTAAATGGTAAAGATTATAATGGTGCTTCTGGAATCGGAACAGTTGATGCTTTGAAAGCAACTGTTTCTAAGTTGTCAACAGGATATCAGTTATTTCAAAATAATGATGCTTATGCAGTAGATTTCCTATTGATGGGTTCCGGAAATCACAGTAAGACAGAAACGCAAAATCTTGCTCAACAAGTTATTGCAGTTGCTGACCTCAGAAAAGATGCAGTTGCATTTATTTCACCTTACAGAGGCGCATTCATAAGTGACTCTTCTGCCGGTTCTGTAACAGTCAACAGTGATGTTGATATCACTAATAATGTTCTGAGTTTCTTTGCACCATTAACATCATCATCCTATGCTGTATTTGATAGTGGATACAAGTACATGTATGATAGATTTGCAGATACTTTCCGCTATGTGCCTCTGAACGGCGATATTGCCGGAACATGTGTCAGAACTGACATTAATAGTTTCCCCTGGTTCTCTCCAGCAGGAACTGCTAGAGGTGCCATTCTCAATGCAGTTAAACTTACATACAACCCATCAAAAGAGCAAAGAGACGTTCTGTATTCCAACAGAATTAACCCAGTCATATTCCAGGCTGGTTCAGGAATCGTTCTTTTCGGAGACAAGACAGCACTTGCCAAGTCTTCGGCATTTGATCGCATCAATGTTCGTCGCTTATTCATTTTTCTGGAGAATGCCATTGAGGCAGCGGCCAGAGATCAATTGTTTGAATTCAATGATGAAATCACGAGAACTAATTTCGTGAATATTGTTGAACCTTTCCTCCGTGATGTAACGGCAAAGAGAGGTATCACGGATTACGTTGTTGTCTGCGATGAGACAAATAACACTGCTGCTATTATAGATAATAATGAATTTATAGCAGACATTTACATCAAACCAGCAAGATCGATTAACTTCATTGGTCTGACATTTGTTGCTACACGCACGGGTGTTTCATTCCAAGAAGTTATTGGTTCTGTTTAATTCTACTTAATTACAAACGAGGTTTAAAGAAAAATGCCTACTCGCCAGCAACTAAACACCACTCCACTAAGAACAATTAGTGATTTCAAAAGTAGATTATCAGGTGGTGGAGCAAGACCAAATCTATTTGAAGTAGAATTAGCATTCCCGGATGCTGTTGCAATTGAAAATGATGTCTTGCAAAAAGCAAGATTCCTTGTGAAAGCAGCTGCTCTTCCAGCATCTACCATTGCTCCTATTGATGTTCCATTCAGAGGGCGTATCTTAAAGATTGCCGGAGATAGAACTTTCGAAACTTGGACAATTACTGTCATCAACGATACTGATTTTGCCCTTCGTTCTGCCTTTGAAAAATGGATGAATACAATTAACAAAATGTCGGATGCAACAGGTGTTGTAGATCCGGAAGCATATCAAAAAGATGCTACTGTGAAGCAATTAGATCGTGATGGTTCCGTCCTCAGATCCTATAAGTTCTGGGATATTTTCCCTACTAATATTTCTACAATTGACGTAAGTTATGAAACAACTGATACTATCGAAGAATTCACGGTAGAAATGCAAGTTCAGTGGTGGGAAGCATATAAAGGAACTTCTTCATCAGCAGGTGGTGAAAACATCAGCTAAATAGTCAAACAGAGTAAAACTACTATAATATGGCCAAACTTTTTGGTTTTTCTATTGGGGACAAAGAAAAAAAATCTGCTTCCATAGTTTCCCCCGTTCCTGCTAATAACGAGGACGGGGTTGATAACTTTGTTGCAAGTAGTTTTTATGGTTCTTATGTAGATATTGAAGGTGCATACAGAAATGAGTCAGAACTAATAAAAAGATATCGTGAAATGGCACTTCATCCAGAAGCGGATGGTGCCATTGAAGATGTTATTAGTGAAGCAATTGTGAGTGATTTGTATGACTCACCGATTGAAATTGAACTCAGCAATCTAAATGCTAGTGATAAATTAAAAAAAGCAATTAGAGAAGAATTTAAGACAATCAAAGAAATAATGGACTTTGATTCAAAGTCTCATGAAATTTTTAGAAATTGGTATGTTGACGGAAGAATCTATTACTTGAAGGTAATTGATGTCAAAAAACCAGAAGAAGGAATCAAAGATTTAAGATATATTGATCCAATGAAGATGAAGTTTGTTCGTCAGGAGAAAAAACCTGATAAGAACACTGCTATAACTTTGAGATCAAATAGAGATGAAGATGCATCAAATGCATTGTCTCCAGAAATTGAAGAATATTTTGTTTATACACCAAAACCAAGTTATCCATCAAATTCCCTATCTGGAGGAGGTGGTGGTAAAGGAGTCAAGATTGCAAAAGATTCTGTCACTTATGTTACATCAGGACTTGTAGATCGTAACAAAGGAACAGTTCTTTCTTATCTCCACAAGGCAATTAAGGCACTCAATCAACTGAGAATGATTGAGGATTCTTTGGTCATCTATAGATTATCAAGAGCACCAGAACGTCGTATTTTTTATATTGATGTTGGCAATCTTCCTAAAGTAAAAGCAGAGCAATACCTTAAAGAGGTCATGTCTCGCTATAGAAATAAACTTGTCTATGATGCGAACACTGGAGAAATCCGTGATGATCGTAAGTTCATGTCCATGATGGAGGATTTTTGGTTACCTCGTAGAGAAGGTGGTCGTGGAACTGAAATCACAACTCTTCCTGGTGGTCAAAATCTAGGAGAACTTGCTGATATTGAGTATTTTCAAAAGAAACTTTATA